GTGTAGCTAAAAAGATTTCTTTGTCTCTTGAGAATACTGCCATCCGTAGGAACCTAGACTTTAAAAAGGATGACACCCTCAAGCGTTACTTTAAAGATGGGTACAACACGGATGAGATACCATTATCAGAATTGACTTTTTATCTTGAGGCTGATTGTAACACCACGGCTTCTCTGTTTCACTCTCAGGTTGCAGACTTCATGCTTCCTGAGTCACAAAGTCTTATCAAAGTGAGAGACATTACATTTGAGGTATGTAAGCTTCTTACACGTATGAAAGCTGACGGTATGAAGGTAGACCGTGAGGCTTTAAACGCAGTACGTAAAGAGTTTGAAGATGAGCGTGGCACTATACAATCCCGTCTACAGATGCAAGTGCGTGATGTTATGGGTGACACACCAGTTAACTTAAATAGTCCAGAGCAAATGTCTCAGGTTATCTTTAGCCGTAAGCCTCACTCCAAGGATGATTGGCCTAACTTATTTGATAACTGTAAGAATCTGGCAGACTTAAAGAAGATTGTAAATGCTAACAGTGACCTTTTGTATCGTACTGAGGCGTTCACTTGCCCGACTTGTGAAGGCAGTGCAGAAACGTATAAAGTAAAGAAAGATGGCAGTAAGTATGCAAGACCTAACAAATGTAAGGACTGTGACGCCAGAGGCTACCAACTCAAGAAGCAAGATAGAATGGCTGGCTTTGGTTTCTTCCCACCTAGCGCATCTTGGGTTAGTGCTAGTGGTTTTTCTACAAGCAAGGATGTATTAGACGTACTCAGGGCTACAGCTATGGACAACAACATGGATGTAGCTGTTACGTTCCTTGAGGATTTGAAACGGTTGAACGCTGTGTCTAGCTACCTGTCTAGCTTTGTTGAGGGCATAGATACGTTTACCAAGCAGAACGATGTACTGCACGTATCACTGACGCAGCACATTACGTCTACTGGTAGGTTTAGTGGGCGGGAGCCTAACATGCAGAACATGCCTAGAGGTGGTACGTTCCCTGTTAAGCGTGTCTTTGTTTCACGTTGGTCTGGTGGTAAGATTATGGAGGCAGACTTTGCACAGCTAGAGTTCAGGGCTGCTGCATTCTTGTCACAGGATGAGACAGCTATGGAAGAGATTAACACAGGGTTTGACGTACACTCTTACACTGCACAGATTATCTCTGATGCAGGGCAACCTACTGCTAGACAAGCTGCCAAGGAACATACCTTTGCCCCTCTCTTTGGCGCGACAGGGTATGGCAGAACTAAAGCGGAAGCTGCATACTACACGCACTTCATTGACAAGTACAAAGGTATAGCTAAGTGGCACAAGAAGCTAGGTGATGAGGCTATACGGTTTCAGAAGATAACCAATGTATCAGGTAGACAGTATGCATTTCCCGGCACGACTAGAAGGGAAAACAATACACCTACCAACTTCACTAGGATTAAGAACTATCCTGTTCAAGGGTTTGCTACTGGTGATGTTGTGCCTGTTGTGTTGCTTGAGATTGACAAGAGGCTTAAGAGTATGCGCTCTTGCATAGTTAATAGTGTCCATGACTCAGCGGTTATAGACATACACCCTGATGAACAAAAGGAGGTAATCAATGTCATTAACGATGTTAACGACAATCTTAATAGTATCATTGATAATTACTACGGCATAAAGATGAACGTACCACTACTTTTAGAAGCCAAGATTGGACCGAATTGGCTTGACACTAAAGATGTGATATGATATAACTGCGGTTCTAAATTAAGCTCAGAAAGGATATATAATGAGCAATGAGTTGAGTACAATGATGGCAGGGTCAGACCTTGCTGCAGCTATGGGTTTCAGTGCAGACACTGCAGAGGTATCGGCTGGCCCAAACCTTGCACGTTTAGCGCAGGTACAGGCTCCTATTATGCGTGAGCAAGTAGATGAGGACGGTGAACTAGAAGAGAAGGTAGTTGTACCTTTGGGTGCTTACAAACTGACTGACGCAGAAGGTAACACCGTGTATAGCCGTAGTGCTACTATTCGTCTGTTTGCACAGCGTCAACAGTGGACGCAATGGGATAGCGACAGCAACACCATGAACAAGACGGTCATGGCTACTGTGCTTAAAGGTGATCTTAAAGACACCAAAGGTACGTTTAACCTTGGTCGGCCTAGTAAGTACGTTAAAGATTGGGAAGCTTTAGATGAAGATACTAAAGCAATCATTCGTAGCGTTAAGAATACCAAGGTTTTGTTTGGTAAAGTTAAGCTAGGTAAAGTCATTGACGATAACGGTGTAGCTGTAGCAGGTTACGACTCAGAGGTTGACTTTACAATGGACGTAAAGAATGCAGACAGTAAACGCTCTTTAGATGCTGCACTTAAAGACATTGTGTCTAAAAAGCTTCTTCCGATTGAGCATACTATTTCTTTGTCTTCTCAGAAAGAGACCCTGCCTACGGGTAACAAGTATGCTACTATGGTTGCTACCTTGGGTTCCAAAACTAAAATGGTTCCAGAGGATCACGGTACAGTACAGGCGTTTGTAGACTACATTGATTACGGCAATGAGTATGTACTTAGCAAGTGGAAGTCTTTACGTAAGCCTGATGTACAGGTAGACCCTGCTACACTTGACGCTATCGTGCAAGTAGAAGAAATCCCGTTCTAGGATGGACTACGAACACGCTGCTGAAACTCCTGTACGGATACTCATGCGTGACGCTACTTTAGGTACTGCAGAAATGTCAGAGGCGGTGATTAATTCCGTTGCCTCTGATGTATCAGCGGGACTAGACAAGCAGTTTAACGGTGGGCCAAGGGATGCGTTCAGACTTAGAATGTCCAACATAGGACGTCCTAAGTGTCAACTCTGGTTTGAAAAGAATATGCCTTACGTTAAGGAAGACTTACCAGAACAATTTATGATGAACATGATGCTAGGTGATATAGTTGAGGCTGTATTTAAAGGCATCTTAAGTGCAGCAGGGGTTAAGTTTCAAGACAACACCAATGTAACACTAGACTTAGGTGGGGGAAGAAAGCCTATCAAAGGAGAGTATGACTTATTGTTAGGGGATAGAATAGATGACATAAAGAGTGCATCTGACTACTCCTACAAGAATAAGTTTGTAGACCTTGAGACATTACAGGCTGATGATCCTTTTGGCTATGTTGCACAGCTTGTAGGCTACGCTACAGCAGCAGGTAAGAAGGTAGGTGGCTGGTGGGTAGTCAATAAGAACAATGGACACCACAAGTATGTCTCAGCTAAGGACGTTGACGTTGATGCTGTACTGGATAAGATACGGGAAACGTATGACTACTTAGAGAACGATGAGCCTTTTGAGCGTATGTTTACAGATGTTCCTGAGACATACCGCAAGAAACCATCAGGTAATAGAATACTGTGCAAACAGTGTAACTTCTGTTCATTTAAGTCTGCTTGTTGGCCTGAGTACAAAGAACTGCCTTCTAGGACTTATCAAGGTAAACTAACGCCACCTAACGTGGCTTACACTCAAATTAACGATAAGCAATCTAAGTACAGAGGTTCTTCTCATCCAAGAAAAAAAGTAGAAGATGCCTAAACCTAAGAGGCGTCACCTTAAAGCCAAGTACAGGAGTGGTCTTGAAAAACAGACTGCTCTTGTTTTGTCTGAGTGCCAGAAAAAAGTAAGGTATGAGTTACTTAAAATAGAATGGGAGGACTTACGTTACCGTACTTACACGCCTGACTTTCAGCTAGACAACGGTATCTTTATTGAGACCAAGGGTATCTTTGATAGCGAGGACAGGCGCAAGCATATAGAAGTAAGAAGGCAACACCCTGAGTTAGACATACGGTTTGTATTTAGTAACGCTAAAGCAAAGCTATACAAGGGTGCTAAGAGTAGATACTGTGATTGGTGTGAGAAAAATGACTTCTTATACTCACACAGGCTAATACCTCAAGAGTGGTTGACAATGCAGGGAAAGTGTGTTACACAGACTAAGATACCACTTAAAACAAAAAGGAAGACTTGATGCCATACGTACTAGAAGATGATGAGATTGCAATACTAATCAAGCCTATGGGCGATGGGCAGATTGGTACTTGTATATGTAAGCGTGATGATCATGAATTGTCTGATGAGCAACTAACAGAAGCTATGGGTGTGGGACTAGCTATGATTGGTTTGTTTGAGTTACTTAATGATGATCATGACGGTATCTATGATGATGTTAAGGAAGCTTTAGAGGATAAAGTAGAACGTTTACTAGCAGACAATCAAGT